AAGCAGCGGCAAGCCGATGAAGCCGAAAACCAGCGCCAGGAAGCGCTGCGAGTGGAAAGAGCCAAGGCTCGCGCCGCTGAGGATCAGGCCCGTGCGACCTGGTACATGGGCAACGCGATCATGATGCGGCGTTAAGCCGCCCCCCTCCTGGCGCGTTCCAGATCATCCAGCCACGCGCCAGGGTCGGTATTGGTGACGGCGTTCAAGGTCTTCCCCCCGGCGTTCAGGTTCAGGTTGTAGGTTTTCCCTCCCGCACTACCGCTGCCACTCCCACTCCCACCGCTACTGCTGGTCGTGGCCTGCGTCTTCGCTGCCCGCTCCTGTTCCTCGCGGGATTTGATGTCCTTTTCCAAGTTACGCGATTTTAGGTCGTACAGCTCTTCCAGCTTCTGCTTTTGCTCCTCGTACAGCGTAATCAACTCCCGATTGTTCTGCGCCCGTGCTTGCGCCAGTTGCGCCTCGACCTCCGCAATCTGCTGCTGCTGGTCGAGTTCGAGTTTCAGCCGGTCAGCGGTCGCCGTGTCGCCCTTCTCAGCGGCGATTTCAGCGTTCAGTTCGGCGATACGGTCTTGCGCCGATTGCGCCTCTTGCTGCATTTCCACCAGTTTTTGGTTCGCCGCTTCAATACTGCCTCTCAGCGCATCCAGTCGCTGTTGGTCTAATAGCCCCATGTCGTTTTGCGCCTGCATCGTCGCGTTGCGCAGTTCGTGCATGGTGACGGCCACCCCGCCCACAGCGCTCGATCCGGACTCGGCAAAGGCTTCAAACTTCTGGGTCAACTTGGTGGCTTCAATCGCCTGTTCGTTAAATGCCGCAATCGCCAGTCCCTTGGCTTTTTCAACTGCCAGTTCAAACGTCCTGAACGAATTGGGCGAGTTAATCAGCTCCTTTTCCAGCCGCGCCACAGCCTCTTTAGCCGTCGCCAGGCCCGATTCCAGCTTTGCTAGTTCGGGATTGGATTCCCCAATCGCCGCGTTCAGCCGGTTCTGCGCGACCCGCGTGGCGTCAAACGCGCCGGCGAACCCGCGCATTTTCAGCTCATTGGCGAGCATCACATCAAAATAGAGCTGGGTGTTTTCGGATAGCCCCGCCATTTCCTTGCGGGCGTTGTTGACCTTGTCCACCAGCCCTTTAAGGATGTCCGTAGAGTTGCGGTTAGCGGCGGCGTTCTTGTTGGTGGCCTCGGTGCTTTTTTCAGTGCTGGCTGCGTGTTCGGTATTGGCCGAGGATGCGCCGGACTTGGCCGCATTCACTTGGCGCAACGCTGCCGCCAATTGGATTTGCGCCTCGGTGTTCACCCCCGCCGCTTGCGCCTCGGCCACCTCTTTTTGTGCCGTTAGTTCAGCCAGCGCCAGCTCTTCATTGGTAATTTGGTTCTTTTCCCGCTGGATTTGAGCCAGTTCCAGCTTCTTTTGCGCCACTGCCGCCTCGGCTTCCTGTTCCAATTGCTTGGCTTTGGCGATTCGCACCGCGCCATCGGCTTCCTGCTCGGTCAACTTGATGGTCAGGCGTTGCACTTCGGCGGTATCGCCTTTGGCTTGCGCGAGGCGGATCGCCGCCCTGATACCCTCCGATTCGGCGTTCACTACACCTTCAACCGCATCGGCATACTTCTTGGATTGGGTTACGCCAACCTCCAGTTGCCCGATTTGCCCTTGCAATTCCTTGGCATGATCACTGGTTTTCCCCTTGGCTTGTGCCGCCGCTGCGGCGGCGGCATCGGTCGCCCGGCTCAGTGCGGTATTGGCCTCGGCGGCGTCCTGAATCGTCACCGCATACGCCGCGCCGCTGATTTTTCCCGCCTCGTACTCCTTACGCGCCTTTTCAGTAGCGATATTGGCCAGACTGGCGAGCCGCGCATAATCATTCAGCGAATAGGTAATGCTTTTGAGTTCTTGCGCCGGCAACGCCTCTTTAAGGCGACGATTTGCGGCGGTGGTTTTTTCTGTTTCTGAGGTGAGCCGGTTCCATGCCGCCCCCATCTCCTCGCTGTCCTTAACGATGCTGTTCCGCATCTCAACGACATAGTTCTGGCTGCTGGTCGCCATTGCCGCCAGCCGGGCCTGAACGGTATCGGACACCAGCCCCATCGCGTTCAGGGCAAACGATAGACTTTCTACGGTCGTGATGACAGTCGTGCTAAACCCGGCCAGGGTGATGCCGATGCCGCGCAGAATGATGGTTACAGCGTTCCAGGCGACGGTCATGGTATCCGCCGCCGCCCGTCCGCTATCGGCGATATTGCCGAATGATTCTTTTGCGCTGGCGGCAAAATCAGTGAGGGTGGGGATGACAGTCGTAAAATCGAAAGAGCCGATAAACTCCCGAACCGCAGTGAGGCTGTTTTCGGCGAAACTCTTAATCGCCTCCTGAACCGGCTTTAACGCGCCGTCCTTGAGGTTGGTATTCAGGGCGCTGGCGAAATCATTGGCGGATTTGGTGAGCGGTTCCAGCACGGGGTCAAACAGCGCAGTTTTAACGCTGTCCCATGCCGCAACGAGCGAATTCATCGCCCCTTGCAGATTGCCGCCCATCGTGTCAGCCGTGGCTTGCGCCGATCCGCCGGCATTCTGCATCGCCGCCGTCAGATCGTTCAGCCCCGCTTGGCCCTGCGTGATCAGGGTCCGCAGGCCCGGACCGGCGGTTTCGCCGAACGCCAGAATGGCGGTATTGGCCGCATCGCCCCGTTGCTGCAATGCGCCAATCACCTCGCCTAAATCACGACTGCTGATCCCGAGATTGTTCAGGGCAATGCTGGCAGTGCTTGCGGGGTTGATCAGTTGAGTCAGGATCGCCGATAGCGCGGTTCCGGCGTTGCTCCCCTCAATGCCGCCCTTCGCCAGCGCGGTCAATGCGGCGGCGGCTTGCTCAAACGATAATCCGCTACTGGTTGCGATGCCTCCGGCAACGGACAACGCCTCGGCCACCGCGCTGGCGCTGGTGGTGGATTCCAGCGCCGCCTTGCTGAGTACATCCGCCATGCGCCCAGCCTGATCGAAGCCAAGACCCACCGCAGTCAGGCTGTTTGCCAGTTTGGCGCTGGCGTCATCCATACTAATCGATTCGACTTTCGCCAGGGCCATGACTGACGGCAAGGTCTGGATAATCTGCTGCGCGTCTAGGCCGGCGGCAGCGAGCGATTCCATCCCCTTGGCCGCTTCCGTACCGGAAACGCCGAACCTGGCCCCCAGGTCGATAGCGACCTGCTTGAGTTCCGCCATTGTTTCGGCGGTCAGACCGCCCTTGGCCTGAACCTTGGAGAGCTGCGCCTCAAACTCAATGGCGCTATCCAAACCGCCGCCAAATAACCCGGTGAACGCCTCGCGAACCTTGGTGGCGATGACGTTGGTGCTGTCATTGAGTCCTCTGAAGATTTTGCCAAAAATAGCGCTCGCCTCATCCTTGGCGGTGATCAATAACTGCAAAACCAGATTTCGATCCGCCATCTCACACCTCGATTGTCGTGCCGCTCAACGCCGGCGCTGGACCTTCCACCACGCCGCCCCGGACATACACCCAAGTGCCGACCGTCGCCGCGCCTCGCGCCCGAATCTGCGCCCCGCTGACCAGCGCCACAATCACACCATCCCCCTCCACGCTCAGCACCTCGCCCACATCCAGCGGGGGGCCAGCCAATAGCTGGATCAATCGGCTATACGGATTCCAGCCCATGAGTCTCTACCTTGATGGTTTGCCGGGCGGACGGGAATTGCACATTGACGCTCACGGAGCGGCTCAGGCCGCGCCGGGTCACGCCCTGCTCGGTGTATTGCACCAGCGTGCCGGGTGTGATGATGCCGGTCGCGCTGAGTACCGGCAGGCTCACCGTAATCAGCGCCTGGCGTCCGGTGTCGGCAATCGCCCGCAGCCCGCGCTGGCGGGTCATGATCGTGGAGGTCGCCAGCGGGTCCACGACCGTGGGCGCTAACCGGTCGCCAGCGGTCCCGCTGCGCTTCACCAAGTCCTGTCGGCCATCGGCTCCACCGACGATATAAACGGCGTTGTAAGGCGGTTTATCGAGCCATTCAATGCCCTCGGTGATGCAGGCCGCGTCGGGCAAGATCAGGCCCGGCGTTGCCGCATCCCACCCCCACGGGGCCACCGGGTAGTAGGGCAGCACATGCAGGGTTTGCGCGGTGCGGTCGGCTTGCACATACCCGCCGCCGCTCTCAGCCAGACGAATCGCCGCTTCGATGTAGGTTCCGGTGTGGCTCCATGCCCCGGTGGGTACGCTCCAATCCTCCAACTGCCAGTCCACCGCCCAGCCGATACTAACCCCGTTCACCGTCAGCGCATCGTTCAATAACTGTTGTGCGGTGCGGGTCTCGGTGTTCATCACAGTCTGAATCGGGCTGTGCGGATCCGCCAGCCACGCCGCGCGCCCGCGTCCGCTGACCTTGACGCTGGCCTGGCCGAAACTGCGATCCCGGCTGTAGCGCTCCACTACCAGCCGCAGCCCGGTCCCGTTCACCGTCGCCAGCAGCTCCACGAACTCGCCCGGTTCCGGCGACGCGACGCGGCTCAGTTGGCTGGCGGGAATCGTCGCCGACCACGACCAGACCCACGAACTGGCGTCGATACTCGCGTCAAAGCTGAGCGCATCGACCGCCTGACCGGTATCGACCCGCACCAGGGAAAAACTATTGATCACGATGTAGACCTCCTGGACGGGGATGACGATCCCGGGATTCGGGTCCGGATCAAAACCGGCGCAATACGGCTGCGCGATATATGCCCAACTGAGCGCGATCCGGCAGTACAGCGGGCGGGGCGTGTAGGGATGCGCCAGGACCACGGTCGGAATAAGTGACGGCACTTCATAAAATGGCCACCAGCGACCCGGCACCAGGTCCGCTGCGTCGGTCCAGCGGAGGTTCAGGCGCGCCGCAGTAACGCGGGCCTGGTGCTGGCCCACCGACAAGCGCAGCGCCAGCGGCGCCCCCTGTTGGACGGATTCCGCCAGCCGGTTGCGGGTCCGGATCGTTTCCGCTGCGGGGATTCCCGTAACGGCCCGAATCGGCAGACCGTGCGCCGCCCGTTCCGCCAGTGGCCGACGCATCCGTAGCGCGTCGGTATGCTCCGCGCGCGCCCCAAACCCCAACGGCAAGCCCTGCGCGGCTCGCTCCGTCAGCGGGCGATATGCTGGCAGTCCGTGTTGCTGCAAGAGGCTCGCGCCGATCCGGATCGGTTCCGCCGATTGCGCCCACGCCAGCGCCGGGCGGCGGGTCGGCTGCATTGGCTGTTGCCGGATCGTCAGCGTGTTGACGCTGCGCAGCATTTGCGCGGATTCGGCGGCCAGCCGTGGCCCGTCGGCATCGGGCAGGGCCAAATCCTGCGTTCCCTCGGCGACAAAGGTCAACGCCGGCAGGGTCAGCGCCGGCAGGGTCGCCAGGACGACGGCGGCATGGATGTAGTCTGCGGTTGCCGCAACGGTCAGCGTCGGGAGCGTGAACGCGGGCAGGGTTGCGCTGAGCGTCCCGGTGATGACCGGGCGAGCGATGACCACCTGAACGGACAGCGCCGGGGCGGCATAGCCGCCGGTCAGAACCACCTGAACCGTCAGCGCGGGAACGTAGGCCATACATCAGGCCGTGACGGTGTACGGCCCGTGGCAAACCGGCTGGCAGTCGGGCGCAAAATAGCTGATGTCGTAATTGCCGGGCGGGACGCTGGCGGACCAATCGCCGGTCGCGGGGTTGGGGGTGACGGTCGCCACCAGCAGCCGGGTGGCGACTTCCCGGATGATGACCTCTTGCGCCCCGCCGTTGCCGGATACAATGCAGTTGCCGGTGATGGTTTTCAGGGTCGGCAATGTGCCGCGATGCAGGTATTTCGCGCCGTACATTTCCGGCGACAGCAGCCGACCAGGCGGGGTGAAATTGTCGATTTCGCGGGCGGCCTTGGTGACGCGCAAGTCCTGAATGTAGCCCTGAAACGACTCGCTCGCCTGGTTGTAGCGAAACAGTTGGTAATTGGTCGTCAAGAATGCCTGAGTGATGGCGGTGGAATAAATTCGAGCGCCGTTCAGACAAAAATACATCACCCCACTCAACACGACAAACCGCAGATGACTCCATTGGTTAGACGGGACGCTGCCCACAAGTACGAACGGCTCCGCATTCCCCGCCAGCCAGAAATTCATCTGGTTAGCGGACACCCCGAAATAATAGCGAGCGGCGCTGCCCGATGAGTATTTTGCAAGCACCGCGCCCGACGTCTTGCTGCTAGTGGGATAGGCCCGGAACTCCACGGTGATATCCCCGCTGGCCGGCAATGAGTCCGTAGTGGTGATTACGCCACTACTGCCGTTGGAATATCCACTACCCTGCCCCCACTTGGATTGTGCGGTGCTGATTGTGGCCGATGTCGGGACGAGGATTTTGGGCGATGGACTCCAATCGGTGACGATGTTCTGTCCGTTCGCCCCCTCCATCGGCAACAACAAACTAACATCGCTGTACTGCGGATCAAGCGCCATACCCTACCCCTGAAAAATTGCGCTGGTGAGCCGGCAATACGCGCCGTTATAGAGTAAGGTCGCTTGCAACTTGGTTTCCCCGCTCCCCGCTTCATCACTCACGCTCAAATCCGCAAACCAATCGCCGTCCCCGTCCACCAGTCGCGCCCAGGTCACGGTCGTGCCGGTCGCCGGGTCAGCCCCGGTGATCTGCGCTTCAAGCGGCACGGTCAACTGAATCTGAAACAGGTCGGTATCGACCACGCCGGCGGTTGCGGCCAAGTCCAGCGATACCACCACGCTCCCGGTCGGCGTTGCGCCCGGATCAGGGCGCGGGTCCGGGTAGAAATCCAGATGCGCGAGGTCCGGGTTTTGCAGCTCCAACAGCGCCAGTAGCGCGGTCAGAGCCGGAATCCGGCAGGCGGCGGTTTGGGCGTTGGTCGCCTTGGTGCTGAGATTCATAGCGATTCCTCACGGCCGATCAATGTTGCCCAGGGCGTAAATCTCGCAGCCATCCGCGCCATCGCCATCCGGTTCATCCGACTGCTGGATGCTGCGGGCGATCCACAAATCGGCAATCGCGCCCACCGTGTTGATCCGCACCACGTTCCCCGCGCTCCAACCGCCGCCATTGCTGCGCTGGTCAATGGTCAGGTAGGGCACGCCGTTCAGTCCTTCGCTATCCCGAGTGCGCGGGTTAATCGGCGCAATGTTCACCGGCGTCCCGCTGACATAGGCCGGGAAACTCCCCGTCCAGACCAGGCCGCGATTCTCGGAAATCAGCTCAACCGCCGTGGTCGAGGTCCAGCGCAGCAACCAGCGGTCGGTATCGCAGCCCTCATTGGTCACGGTGATCGGAAAATCAATCACGTTCAGGGTGGCCGTTGCGGCGGTTCCCTGAATAGAGTCAGTCCATGTGCTATTCCAGCTCACCTGATCCCAGACTGCCGACACCCGCGCCCGGCGGTCGCCGTGAATCAGGCAAGCGGCGACGAGTGATTCCTCCGCCGGATAGTCGTGGGTCAGCGCCCGCGCTAGGGTCAGTTGCCCGTTAATCTGGGCGTCGGTGATTTGCCGCAAGTCGCCGACGGTATGACGCAAGGTCAGCGGTTGGGAGAGTCCGGCGACGCTCGGGACGGTCACGGTTCCGGCGGCGCGGTCCAGGGTATAGAGGTCGCCGGCCACGGTCGCGCCGGCGTTGTCGATGACCCGCACCCAGGCGAGGCGAGTCCGTCCGGCGCTGAGCGTTCCGCCATCGGCAATCGTCGCCGGGGTCGCATTGGCGGTATGCAGCACCATGACGACATCGCCGGGCCGATAAATCGGGACACGGCCATCACTGGGCAGGCGCACCGGGTCAATGCCCAGAATCGTGGCGTCCAGCGGCAGGTAGGAGTAGGCCACGGCGTTGTAGCGGATGGTTGCCGGATCGACTTCGCGGGGCGTCCAGACCGCGCTCACCAGATGACCGAACTCCACGCGCCCCACGCCCTGCTCGTAATCAAACGTGCCGCGCATCCAGTCGCCGACGATGACCCCGTCCGGATCTGCCGCGCCGGTAATCTGGTCGCCGTCGCTAGTGACGGCGACGATGGACAGCGCTTCCGATTTGACCGGAGCGAGCGTAGTGCGAAAACACGCTTCGGTGGCCGTCCAGTCGCCGAACCGGGTCAGTAATGCATCGACCGCGAGGGTTGTGGCGGTCGCGTCCGGCCACCAGGTCAGTGTGGCGATCCCGCTTTCGTAGTCGATGCTGCCGGCGGGTGTCCCGCTGCCGGTCGCCGGACTGATCGCGGCAGTCAGTACGCCACTGCGATCCGCGTAGACCGTGCTGCCCACCCGCATCCGCAGCGCATTGGCGACCAGCGGGTCAAGGATGGTCGCGGTTAAATTCGCCTGAACGCCCGCCTCGGCGCTGGTGAAACTCTGAGTTTGCGCGGTCGGCGTCCCGTTGCCCGAATCCAGGATGTTGTAGCCAAAGGCGATCCCGGTCCGCAGGGCGAAGATTCGGGCGTCGGTCGCCCACGCGCTACCGGTCCAATAATACAGTCCCGGATAACTGGGGATCCCCTCAAACACTACAGCGCCGCTGGCGTAATCAATCGTGCCGCAGCGCCAGAAGTTTTGCCAGTACAGTAGCCCATCAGCGCGGTCATTGACCTGCCACAGATGGTTACTCACCGACCCGCTGGCGTGGGTGATTTGCACCGGCAGATCAATAATCTTTACCGATCCCGGCGATACCGACCGGCCAAACGAGAACCCCGTAGGAACGCTGGCGGTTAGGGTGCCGGCCACGATCATCGGCGTACCGGGGTCAGTTTCCGTGAGCGACGAATACGCGATAGCGATGCCGCTGGCGCGATCCGGCAGTACCGACCCCCAGATAATGCGGACCATGCGGGACAGATAATCGACACTGCCGGAAATGCCGTTGCCGGACAAAATCCCGGCGGTATCGGTGGCCGTCTTGGCGACTGCGCTTTGATACCAAGTTATCGTCAGGCTACCCGGTTGCAGCGGACCATGCTCTAGCGTGATCTCGGTGGTCAGGGTAGTGGCGGCGTCGCTGGTCGCGCCCGCCCGAATCGTGGTATGCACCGGGCTAGCCCAGGTCAGCATGATTTGACTGCCGACATCGGGCAACGCGCCCAACGTCACGGACATAACCCCGGTCACATAGCTGAGCGTCCCCGCGCCGAAGGTGGCGTCCGAGCCGCTGATCACGCCCGCGCCGTTGTCGCGCAGCACGTACCAATTGCCCTGAGCGCGGTAGGCAAGGTCAAACGTGGAGGTCGCCGGAATCGGCGCCAGGGTTTCAATCCAGTTCAGCCGGCGGTTTTCGGCAGTCACGGGCAAGGCGAGGGTATGGGACTGCTGCGCCACCGCCGCCGCCGGGACGTAGGTCACGGTCGCTGTACCGCTGGCGCTCGGGGCGCTGGCGTTGAACAGGCATTCACCGGTCGCGTAATCCCACTGACCGACCACGACGCTGTTGCGGATCGCATTGCCGGCGCTGTCGTCGGTGACGACCACCGCACCCACGGTCACGCTGATACTGCCGGGCAATGCGCCGGCGTCCAGAACAAACCGGCCGCTCGGGGCAATGACCGCGCCCGCGACCGTGTAGGTCAGGCTGGTGGAGCGACTGGCGAGGATCGGCGTTTTTTCGGCGGCCAGCGGTTGGTTGACCAGCGGGGTTTCGGTCTGGGCCGAGGGCACCAGCTTGGTGAAGATGCTCGCGGCCTTCACGGTCAAATCGCCGATGCTCGCCGCTTCGGCCAGGGGTTGGCTGCCGTAGTATTTCGTGGCGTCGGCGACGGTCGTGTTGCGAATCCGGGTTTTGCCGGTGTAGTTATAGCTGTCGGTGCGGTTGACCGTATGGCCATTGAGATCGTAACGCAGCGCGTCGGACAAATCGAGACGGACTACCAGCCGCTGAAATTCGCCCTTGTCATCCTCAAACGTCGTGACCACGGCAGTGACCTTGGTCACTCGCACGTATTGCTCTTTCTGGCCCGAGAGGCCTTCGTCCTGCACCAGGCAGAGAGTTTTCCCGAGCGGCGGCAGTTCGGTGTCCAGTCGCTGCACGATACTGATTGCCCGCATCCCGGTGATGTGGTTCTCATTCAGCACGCCATGCCAGGCGGGCCCTTTGTACAGATAGGCCTCGACCCGAGCGGCGGCAGTCGCACGGGTATCCCACGGGCTATTTGTCGTGAACAGGGTGTAACCGAGCGCCGGATCGGTCGGTAGGGCGGTGATGGCGGTTTTCGCCCCGCCATACAGGTCGGTATTGAGCGCCCGGACTGCCAGGTAGGCTTTCCGCAGGTTGAACCGGCCATAGGCCCGGTCGAGGTCGGAGATGTCCTCGAACACGTTGTTCATCACGCCGTCGGCAATGGCGATGCCGGTGGCCGCGCCGCCGCCTTCCGGCACGTCGTCCATGACTTGAGATTCAACGAATACGATGTTGCCTTCTTGGATGGGCATGGCGTGATCCGATGTGGGCGCGATGAAATCAAACAGTGGTCAACCGCACGGCCCGCAGCACGTACCAGCCGGTGGTTTGCGGGTTGGCGGGAAGGAAGTTGCCGACGACCGGCAACGGTTCCGCCTCCACCGGGCTGCTGTCATCCGGGCGAGCCATGACGGTGAAGGTGCGGGCGTCGTGCAGGGTCAGGGTGAAGGTCGCGCCGGCGGTTTCCAGCGCCGCTTTTAGGGTCAGCAGATTGGCGCGGCTGATCCATGCGGTGTGATCGTTGCCGCTGGATTGGCCGATCAGTGTGATCGGGCGGCCGGCTTGTTTCGTTGCCACTTCAACGATCAGCGCCCCGGTCAGGCTGTAGCTGCTGCTGGCGCTGACCGGGGACCAGGCGATCTCATCCGACCACACCAGGCCAGCGGGCAGGGTGAGCGCGCCGAGGGTGATAGCCATTAGCGACAGTCCTTTATTTTTCGTTCAATGGCGTCAAGCTCATTCACCGCCTTGCTTTTCAGCTCCTCGAAAGCGGCTTTATCAATCTGGAGCTGGACAAAAGCGCCGAACAAAAACGCTATGGCGAATACGATCAGGAATTCGGCCATGATTAGCCGACCGCGTACTTGAACTCATACGGGCTGGTTTCTCCGGTCGGGGTCAGCATGTCACCGGACAGCGCCCCAACCGCATAACCGCCCTTCACCCAGTCATAGGCGGCGCTGTTGCTCACGCTGGCCTTGTGGATGATCAGCAGTCCCTTCTTGCCGGATACGCCCTCATAGGCCGTGCCCATCAGCTTGAGGTAGGCCGATTTGGCTTTACCCGCCTTGTAGGTTTCCGAGGCGGTCAGCGCCAGCTTGACGTAGGTCGCCAGCTTGCCGACGCCGACCGCATCGGCATGGGTCGCCATGATCAGCCCGCAGGTGTAATCCACCGAGTACTTGCTGCTGTCGATCACGACATCGGGCGTTCCATCGGTTTCCAGCACCAGCGGGGTGGCCGGGTCGAGGAACTGGTTGGCCAGCGGCACCCAGACATTCAGGACGGTGGTAATCGCTTCATCCGTGACCGTGCCAGCGGACTGGGTCAGGGCGGTCTGATCCGCGCCAATCACCAGCGCCAGCAGCTCCTTGGGCATGGATGAGAATTCCATGTTTAGGCGGGCGGATTCCGTTGGTTTCGGCACCGACGCCAGCGCCTCGCCGACGTTGCCGTAGATGTTGGAGATCATCCGCTCGTTTTCTTGTTTGATCGGCGATGTCTCTAATTTGGTGATATTGATCGGGCCTTGGTATTGGGTCGGGGGGGTATCGCCGGACCACAGGCCATAGTTGAGGGCGCACTGGACATAAAAGGGGCGATGATCAAAGGCCATGAGAGTGATCCTTGCGGTGAGGGATAGAGGGTCTCCGATGGTTCAGAGCCGTTCCAGATAGTCGATTTCGAGAGTGAGTTGCAGAATAGCGACCGCGCCGTTATCCGCCGGGGCGAAGAAACGAACGCCGGTCTGACGCAGAGCGGTGGCATAGCCAGATAACAATTTCGGGTGGTTCGGGCTGGTTTGCAGCGCCCGGCGAATCCCGGTCAGAACGTCATCCAGGGCGGTGTGATAGGTCTCGGTTGCGGCGGCTTTGGCTTCAATGACGACCGTGCGGGTGTACTGCATCACTGACCAATAGCCGGGATCGGCGGATGGACGGTCGTCCGTGCTCCAAATCGTGATGACCGGCAAAACGGCGCTGGTGGTTTCCAAGGCAGCGCGCCCGGTGCGGACCGGGGCCACAGCGGCCAAGGCAGTCTCCAGGGCGGCAATGGCTAAGCTGGCGTCGCTCATGCCGAATCCCGCACTGCAAATTTCAGGGTGAAACCGTCATCATCGAGCAGTTGCGCCAGATGCCAGACCGCGCTATTGAGGGTGATGGTGTCGCCCACAACCGCGCCGCTGGTGCGCAGCACGGTGATAGTGTGGCGGGACTCCATCCGTTCGCCGTACTCGCCCACCGGGGCCACCGCCGATTCGAGAACCGCCTGAATCGGCGTAGCGACCAGTGTATGAGTGAGCGTTGCCGGAGCGCCAAACGTCACCAGCAGCCCGGCGGCAACGTCGGTGAAGGTGGCGACCAGTTCGGCGTTCATCAGGCGACCGCGTCTTCCCAGAAAAATCCGAGATCAGTGGCGCAAACCAATTCCTTGACGTACTCGCCGACCCGGACCCGCTGACCGCCTTTCAGGCCAATGTCTTCATCCGGGATATTGCCGGACACCCGCTCGCCCCATTGCGCGGTCAACCCAAACGTGGTTCCCCGGTTGGTGTCGGCCAGGCGGTCGCGGTAAATCGCGGCGGCGTGCTTGCCCCAGAGGCGGGACAGGCTGGCGGTCTGGCCACGCTTTGCGGTATTGACCCAGCCCTGACCCACCCAGACCTCTTCAATTTCCAGCGCCTGGGCGAGCTGTTCGCGGGTGACGATGCCGCTGGTTCCATTGGCGCCAAACAGCGCTTGAGCGACCTTGGGATGCTGGCGCAGCTTCGACCAAACGGCTTGACCCAGCACCAGGATGTTCGGGCGCATGACGCAGGCATCCAGCCCGGTCAAAAACGCGGTGATTGGGTTGGAGTTGGCGTAGTCGGAAAACTGCGAAGTAGGAGCTTCGGACAACTTCGTCCGGTTGGTGCTGGCGGTATAGCTGGCGGCATTGAAAACCAGATTGGCGGTGCGCTGCTCGCGGGCCAGCAACAGCAGGTCGGTTAGCACTTCAGTGGCGCGGCCCAACGGGTTGTAGTTGGGCGGGGCGTTGTCGATGTCCGCTTGCGGGATTGGATCATCCAGCCCGTAACCGACGCAAGAGTCCGTGACTTCCGTCGCGCCGAAACTGATCTCGGTCGGCTTGGAAGTGCGGCCCACGCGGGTATCAGGGATGGTGAAACTATCCCCCAGGGCGTACTTGAGATATTTGAACTCCTGCTTGCCTACGGGGACGCGGGGCAATACATCGTCGGCAATGAGTGCCGGGTTGCGGTAGCCGATGGCAATCGCGGTGAGTTCAGGTTGAATCGGAAACGGGGCGGAGGCCATGAGGTTTTGTCCTTACCAGGCGGTATCAATGACGCGATAGCGAACGCGCACTTTCAGTGGAGAGTCGCCGGTGGCGATGTTGCCGGTCGCCATGTACAGGACCAGCGGCGCATTGGCGACCGGGGTCACGGCGGCGGTGGTGGTCGGCAGCACATAGCAGGTGGCGTCGGCGGTCGCAGTCAGGAACGGGTCGGTTTCAATGGTCGCCAGCAACGCGCCAGAGCCATCGGTGTAGCGGATATTCAGGTCTTCGCCGGCGGCAATGCCGTCATATGCGGTCGTGGCGTAGTCGAGGAACAGCACCGCATCCAGCAACATCAGCGCTTTGCCAGCGCCGGGCGCGGCGACCAGGGTAATGGGGGTGGTGTTGAGCGCTTTGAGCTGCGCGGCGGTGATAGTGACGCTGTCTACTGCGTCCTGACTGTCGCTAACCCCGCCGGACGGGAAAATGATGGCGGGGAACAAGTCATTGGCGACGGTTGCCACCAGGGCCATGCCGATAGCGCGATCATCCTCAGTGGCGGTTGCGGCCAAGCCATTCGCATCGCTGCTGAACAACGCGCCACGGGCAATCACGCCGGCGGCTTTGACCAAGGCGATTCCCAGATGCACCACATCCACCGGCTCGCCACTGGCGGCGGCAATGTCAGTCGTTACGCCGACAATAGCGTCAGTCGCCAGTGTGGCGGGGATGACCGTGCCATCAGCGGAGAGCTTAACGAGGCTGTGGGCGGCGATGGCCGCGCCAGCGGTGTAGTTCTTGATCAGCGTGCTCATGATTATTCAGCCCCTTGCTTAATGACGTGGGCAACCGCGTCGGTCATGGAGACGGCGCGGCCCGACGCTTTCATTTCGCGTTGATACGCAGCAGCGGCGACGCTCACCGCCATCGGATCAATCGAGCCGGTGTATTCGGTTGCGCCCTGGCCGGCGGCCAACGGTTCGCTGAAGCTACCGAGCAGCTCCAGCAGTTTGTGATCGGCTTCCTGCGGGCTGGACCCATCCGCCAGCACCTGCTCTTGCAGAACACTCAGCGCATTGGCCCGCATCGGCAGCTTGTCGAAAAACGTCTTGAAGCTGGCGCGGATCGCCGCCTGGCGGGTGCGTTCGGCCTGGCGTTCGGCGGCAATTACGGCGCTGATTTGCGCCTTGATGTCAGCGGCAGTGAAAGCGGCGTCGGGCGCGGACGACGCAGGCGGCGGCGCAGTGGGCGGCAAGGTGGCGTCGGGCGCGGACGGCGTGGGAGTCTGGTCAGTCATAACGGGTTCCTGCGGTTGGAGATACGCGGCATAGGCCGCCGGGATGTTGCGAAATTGAGCGGTGGGGGCTGGGGCGGGGCGGGCAGTGATTTCAACCTTGGCGTCGGCCAGCTTGGCGGCAATGGCCGCGTCGGCGTCGAACCAGGTTTCAGCATCCATCCAGCCAATTACGGTCGCCTCGTCGGCGCCGGTCTTGGCGGCATAGACGCTGATCATGGTCTGGCGAACAGCGTCCAATGATTCGGCGGTTTTGCGCAGATCATCCGCATTGCCATAGGCCACCGCGGACGGGTTATGCAGCATCAGCAGCGAGGCGGTTCCCATCGTCAGGGATTGCCCGGCCATTGCGATCAGGCTGGCGGCGCTGAGCGCCCAGCCGTCCACGATGATGCTGACGGGCATGGTGTGGCGTTTCAGGGCGCTGTAAATCGCGGCGGCGTCCATGACGGATCCGCCCGGCGAGTTGATATAGACGGTCAGCGCCTTGCCGGTGAGCGCGGCGAGTTCGGCGACCAGGGCGCGGGCAGTGACGGATTCATCGCTGTACGATTCGCCGATTTGGCCGTAGAGATAGATTTCAGCGGCGGTCGGGCCGAGAGCTTTGATCGTGTAGTAAGGCGTGGTCATGGCGTGGCCGTTGGTAAAATGTGGATATAGGTATCTGGGTTGAATTTGTTTTTCTTTTTCCCGTTTTCTTTTGCGGTCAAAATTTGCAAATTAAACTCGCAGTGCAGCCCTGAAACCAGCGGGTGCTGCAATGGGATAATATGGTCAACATGCCTCAAAACACCGTCCGCCTTTTGCATGTCTTTTGCTTGCCTGTATATCTGGTTCATTGTTTTTTTGTTTGCCCATTTTGGAAATGATTTTCTGCATTTAGCATCTCTTAGTCGTTGTAACTGGCTATGGTACTCCCTGTTTTCTTTCTTTATTCTTTTTGCATATTCAAGTCGTTTTTCTATATGTTTTTCATACATCCGCTTTCTTTTTTCAGTGTATCGCTCTTTGTTTGTATTGTAGTTAGCCCTTTCGGTAGCCCTTACTCGCTCAATATTTTTTTCACGCCACTCTTTCGATGCTCTTTTTTGTTTCTCGCCGTTTCTTTCTACCCAGCTTTTTCTAAATGCTTGCTGGCAAATTTTGCAATAACAATTTTTTCCGTCTTTTGACCTCGCATGGTTGCCAAAATAATCAATTGATTTTTCCTGTTTACAGCGGTTGCAAAACTTCGTTAAAAGAAACAAACTATATTGAATCATTGGTATCTCCTTAATAGATACTTTTGGTTAGGCGCGGCAGTGTTGCTTACACACTACCGCGCCATTTTTATCAGAAAATTATTTTTTAATTTTCTTCCCTATCAGTTTTTTTATTTTCTTTTTTATTGGTGCGTTGTTTTATTGTATTTTCTCCAATGCCTCTCTGACTTAGCATTTCATTCCATGTTTGTATTTGGTTAAGGACTTCAATGGGGTTTAATCCGCGCTCTCTAATGAGTTGCTGTGGGCTGGTTAGGTAATTTTCGAGCATGGCTGATTGAGCGTCAGCGGCTTTTTGTGGGTCAATCCAAGGAATGACCGGCGACTGGAAACCGGCGTCATCGAGAGTCAGGCGGTCAATGTTGGCAGGGACGCGCACCGTTCCGCGAACCGCCAGAGCGATGAAGGTTTCCCAGACTGGGCGCACAATCGCGGCGATAAATAGATCGCTCATCACCCGGTAGGCGTCAAATTGCTCCACCAGCTCCTGCCGCTGGGCGCTGTACGTGCCGTTGTAATCCCGCGAGAACGCGGAATAGCTCAGGCCGATACCGGCAGAGCCGGCCCGGAGCTGGCCGTTGCGGAACGGTTCAACCGTGGGTGAGGGGCGGTTGTGGCTGAAAATATCGAGCGATTCGCCGGGGCGCAGGTTGTCCAGGATCATGCCGGGCTGGAGGTCGAAATGGCGCGGCTGGTCGGTATCGCTGGACGGCTGATAATTGATGGCGTTGTCGGTTTTGAGCGCCCCGGTCAGGCTGGCGGCAATGCGGGCGGCGACGCGCTCGGCGTTTTCGTACTCATAGATGTCGTTCATGCGTTGCAGGACGCTGGCGAGCTGCGTCATGCCCCGCACCTGGCCAATGCGGTCGGTGAGTTTCAGGTGCAGCAGGGTATCCGCCAGGACGCGCTTGCGGGCTGGGTTGTCGCGTCCGGGCATACCGGGATGCTGCTTGTACAGGTGATAGGCAATCGGGCGATTCCAGGCGTTGCGCTCAACCCCTTGCAGGATGTTGTTGCGGGTGTCGGTGTAATCCAGCGCCAGATAATCCGCTTCCAGCAGTTCCAAACTGAACGGGACGCGGGTGCCGTGATTCAGGTCGGGGCGCAGGCCACGCACCAGCGACGCGAAGGCTTCGCCGTCGCGCAACCAGGAGCGGCATAACAGGCGCTGGCAGGCGGCCCAGTTGTGCTCCCAGGTGACTTCCGGTTTTTTGCACCAGTCCTTCCAGGCTTCCAGCAGTTCAGCGGCAAACTCCGCATGAACTTCGCCGGTTTTGGTGCGGGGTTGCGGTTCAATGCCGATACCGGACGGGCCGACAATAAATTGGCACAGGCGGTCCAGCGCACCCTTGATGAGATCGTGATTTTGATCCAGGTGCCGGGCGTAGTGGCGCGGTCTGGCCCCGGCCATCGCCACGGCGGCATTGCCGTCGCGGTTATCGGTGTTGGAGCGATGGGGCTTGAGTTCGTACAGTGCGGAAACGCCGGCGCTGAACAGTCCGGCGATGCGCTGGATGGGATTAGCCACCGCAGAACCTCCCGACTCGGTAGCGCAACGGGTCGTTGTTGCCGGTGGTCTGGTCGGCGCGGGCCATGCGGATCACGGCCATCAGCTCGGTCAGGGTCTGGTACTGGATGACCTTATCGCCCAACTGGACGCGAAGCTGCCCGGAAGCAGCGGCGGCTTCGAGCTTGGCGAGTTGGTCGGCGGTGAAGGCCATGCGGGCATCCGGTGAAATGATGATGCGCCGAGGTTAGGGGTTACGAGCGCTCAAAATAAGGCAATTTTGAGCGAGCGTAAAAAAGCCCCTTGCGGGCGGCGGTGGCTGTCAGGGTTTGTTCTTATTGAGCCACTGGGTGTTGATAGGGCGAGCGTTGCGGCTTCGCTGTTGGTTTGACTGCCGTTGCTTTGATGCTGTCAGCGGTAGGTAGTACAGTTCCTAGAGTCATCATGTTGTTTGCTCCTGGTGTGTGGGTTGGTTGATGTTGCGAATAGATCAAACCCAAAAAATAATTCTGTCAACGCTTGCGCAGGTGTTTAGAGTGTGATTTAATGGAGTTGCTGAAGTACAACCCAGATAGGAGAAAAGAGATGAACGTGCAAAAGACCTACAAAGGTAAAACCGCAGGCCAGTGGCTAAAAAATGCATCTGTCTGTGAATCACAGGCTGGGCTAAATGAAATTTTCGTCGATAGCGGCGTTATTGCTGGCTATCACCCAGATGGTTTGTTGCTAAAAACGGCTGGCGGCCCCATCGCGCTGCTCGCTTTGTCAGTGATGCAAAACCGGCAGTTTTGTGAGCTGTGCGAAGTACGCGACGCCGCATGAACCCGGCTCAGCACTGGCGGCCCTGCGTCGCCAGACCACCCACACCTGCCCGCAAGGGCGCACCACTTGGAGATTGATGAGATGAACGAGAAATTTAGAGAGTTCCGCACTGCTGAATATGAGGGGTTTGAAACCTCTCCGGCTATTTTGGCTGCCATTGAGGCGGTCGCGTCTGGCTCTGTGCTAGACAATGAGTCAGACGCCTATCGGCTATGGTCCGATGGGGGGCGAGAAGATGAAATCGTCGCAAAACTGCCGATATACGGCTGTGATGACGGCGATGAATTATTTTGGGGTTGTCAGGGGGTGTTTTCCCGATTTGAGTCGGGGAAATGGCAAGTCGTTAATTCCTAACCCACAACCCCTCGCCAGCAAACTTGGAGTAAATGACAATGACCCGTGAAGACTTGATGCGCATGATTGATGCGGCAAACGAAATTGCCGTTGCCGCAAAAAGGCACGAAGAGGAACTGAAAAACGTGCTGGCTATGGAAGTCATGCCAGAAGACTGGCAAATCGGGGAGTTGTTTTCCCCCGTAAGTCAGGCAATGGCAAATTGGCGCAGGCGGATGGGCGCGATGTTTCCGCCCCCTGTGGAGGACGAAAAGGAGATAGCGGATCTGGCCGCCATTGTTGACGGCTGGAAATGACTAACCCCGGCCTAGAACTCACCCGTCTGCGCAAGACGGGTTCCCATTCATGCGCGGTCTGCGGGAAGGTTTTTACAGCCCGCTTGACCGCGCTCTACTGTTCAAAACAATGCCGCATGAAAGCCGCCTATGAGCGGAGGCGGCGGGAGAAAAAATGAAGACGCTCACCATTCGCCAGCCTGCCGCCAGCGCGGTGGCTTGGGGCGAAAAGACCATCGAGCATCGCTCATGGTCAACCGACTATCGCGGGGCGCTGCTGATTCATGCCAGCGGCTCGCCGTTCACGTTGACGCTTGATGATGGTGATGTCATGCCGCTCCCCTATGGCGTCATCATCGCCCGTGTGGCCCTGATTGATGTTCGCCCGTTTACCGCCGCCGATTGCGACGGCGCTTGTATGGAGCGAATAGTGCCCGGCTATGCCTGGGTGCTGGCTGACCCGGTGCAGGTGCAGCCGGTGCGGGCGAAAGGGAAATTGAATCTGTGGGAGTGGGAAGGGGAACTTGAGGACTTGCCGACGGGCGGAATCTGTCATGTGGAGGCGTGGCACGAAGCACGGGCGGGCGTGGTTATTCCGCCGGGCTGATTTTGGCGGCGATCAGTTCGCCCCGTACATATTCCTCATAGCCGGGAACGCCGAGCGCCTCTAGCAGGCGCTCTTTCGCGTGCAGATCCGAACAAACCACAGTGAAGTAATAGCCAATATTTTGCTCTTCTTCGAGGGTGCTTTTAGCGGCTTGCCGTTCTTCCTTGATCGCCGCCAGAGTGTCTTTGGCGCGGCTGGCCTCCGCGCTGTCGTGATGCTCTAGCGGCAAATCGACGGCGAAATTGATGTCAATATCTTCGGCGGAGAACCCCATGTCGGGCAGCGAAATGTCGAACTCCTGGCGCATGGCGTCCAGCATATCCAGATCGAATTCGCCCATCGCCGATTGGTTGTTCAGGAACACGTTCATCCGCCGGTCCTGTTGGTCGTCCAGGCTGACCACCGCAACCTCCAGCGTGTAGCTCTTTTTGCCGCCGGGCTTGTACTCTTCCAGGCTATCCAGCGTCGCCAAGCGTTGGTGCCCAGACACTAGCGTTCCGGTGCGCTCGTTCCAGATGAGCGGCTGAATCAGGCCGACTTCCTCGATGACCTTTTTCAGTTGCTTGCGGGCGTGGTCGCTGATGGTGCGCGGGTTGTAATCGGCGGTTTTGATGTCGCGCCGGTCAATCGTCCGCATCTCGAATTTCTGATACTGGCTGGCTTGACTCATACCACTCCCGATGTTTAATGCCGGCTTCCACCAATGGGAACATCGCCTTGATTTTGGCGAAATCGTCCGGGTAGTGCTGGCGAATTTTGATCATGTCCTCGGCTTGCAGCGACCGGAACGAGAACCCCAAAACCCGCGATTCTTCCGAAATGGGCAACCGATGCGCTTTCAGGTAGGCGAAAATATGCGCCCTGGTGAAATGCGCGACCGGATAAATGCGCCCGCGTTTGCGGTCAATCGTGCCACTGTGCTTGATCATGGCGCGACGCCAAATGCTGTCGGCGATGCGCTCGCCCGCCGCGATCCAGTGAATGCCGAAGTGGGCGCGAAGGTGGGCGTAGAAATCGGCAACCGAGAGCGTGGGTACGTCCAGGTCTACCGGACGGAAAGCGCCGCATTTCAGAAATTCCGCCATCTCAAAATGCGGTAGCCGGTAGATGGTGATGCCGTAGCGGCGCTCGGCCCATTGCAGCATCCTTTCCTGGAACGACAGACCGGGCACGTAATAGAGAAAGTACGCCTCAACCCGTGCAAAATGCTTGACGCACAGGTCGAGGGTTACGACCGAGTCCTTTCCGCCGCTGAAGCCGACAATGACCGAGTCAGTGAGGGCGGCGGCGGTTTGAACCGGTTGCAGCAGCGCGGGCATTTAGCCGCCGGAGCCGCCCGCCGACTTGCGCCGCCCGATTCTGTTCAGCGCTTTCTTAACCGCATTTTTGGCGCGTTGGTAGGCGCGGCCACCGGGGCGTTTAACAGCCATGAGGGTGTCTCCTGTAAGTGAGTGCGTCGGGATTGACGCGGCCAGATTAGCGGGTTATCCCGCTCAAAATAAGGCAGTTTTGATTACAACTGCCATTCAGTTTTGACCCGCCGCACGGTCGCCAGGGCGCATTGTCGGCGACCGGCGACCGCTTTCACCGGGAGACCCGCCGCTAAATCTTCGGCGATTCCGGCGTTGCGCCGCTCCCGGTCAATCTTGGGGATGAAATGCCGGTCGCCGCCGTAGCGCCGTCGCAGTTCGCCGATGACCCGCTCAATCACACCCGCAGCCACGCCCTGCTGACTGAGCAACAGTCCGGCATCGGTGAGCAGGTCGGGATCGGTCATGGTCAGATGGCCTCGTCAAACTCCATCCGCTGTTGCTGTTGGGCTTTTTCGATGCGCTGGCAGGCGATGTTGAAGTAGTCCGGGTCGATTTCAATGCCGATGAATTTGCGGCCGCTGGTCACGCAAGCGACGCCGGTTGAACCGCTGCCCATGTAGGGGTCAAGCACGGTTTTCCCTAGGCCAATCCGTGCGGTTTCCAGGCACCAGCGCATGAGTTCGACCGGTTTCTGGCTGGGGTGACTGCGGCGGGATGCGTTGCTATTGTCCTCGCCGGAGCGGGTTGCGCCTTTCCAAAAATGGCGATAGATACAGCGGGCATTGCGTCGGCTCATCCACGCATATTCCGCATCGGTGAAGGAGTCAGCAGCCCCTTGACCGCAACTTTTATCCCAGCACAGCAGTTGCCCGCCTTTTGGCAATCGCTCTTTAAAATGATCTGCCCCCCAAAGCAGAATCGATTTGCCGTCATGCCGATTGTCAGCGACTAAATTTAGCCACGGCGTAGGGTCAAACGGCGCATTGTCGCCATGAATGAGTTTGGTATTGACGTAATGTGCGGCGACTTTCCCGCGTCCGCCGCCCCCATGCTGATACCCAATCCCATACGGCGGATCGCTGACAACCGCATCGACGCATTTGCGGATCAGCGGCAACAGTTCCAGGCAATCACCGCAATACAGCGTGGCGTTGCCGATGATGACGGGATTCAAAGTCCCCAACTCCCACTCTCGCGCCGCACTGGGCGCGGTTTCGGCGCCGCCGGTTTCGGCGTGGGCGCGACCGGGGCCGGCTCACCATCGCCGATCAGGGCAATCCCGACCGCGCTCCGCATCGGGTCCGCCCATGCCGGCGGTTTGTCCCAGTTGATGGAGTCGCCCCGCACCAACAGCATCGCCGCGTGGTTGTAGACGCACAAATCAAACGCTTCATTACGGTCGTTGCTCAAGTTCTGCCACCCCTTTGCCGTGCGAGTTTCCGCCGCCAGTTCGTCGTAAAACCACGGGCCGAGCCAGTCGGGGAAATGGATGTAGCCGGGACCGGCGGCGGTGCGCTCCAAATCTGCTGCCAGGCTGTCTTTGAGAATCAGGGTATTGAGCAGCCAGACCGGCACTTCGCCCGCCGCGTTGGCTTTGCGGTCAGCGCGCCCCGTGCTGTCGGGAAAGGTCCGGGTCAGGCGCGGGCCGGTGTTCCGGGCGTCTCCCTTGATCAGCATGACCCGCGCCCCCAGACCGACCGCACGGGCCTGTTTCCAAAAGTTATAGGCGCGTTCGGTCACACCGGCTTTACCGCCGGAGTCCACTGCCGCGACGACCGGAATCAGCCCTCTTGTGGGGTCAGCGGCGAACGGGTAGGGCTTGCAGACCACTTGGTCGAGCAGCAGCGCCCAGTCCTGGAGCTGGCGGGCCGGGTCAATCGGCTCCGGTTCGCCGTTGCCGCCCAGCCGCCGCGACCAGCGCAGGTTGTAGCGGTCAATCAGCCAGCGTTCGCCGCTCATGCCCCAGCCCATCACCTGCACCACGAACCGATCCTTCTGCACGTCCACCGCCGCCGTCAGGTAGCAGACGCCCGCTGGGATGGTGCGCTTGTCGCCGGATTCGGCGCGGCTGGCGAGTACCCGGCCATCGCGCACTACGTTCAGGTTGCGTGGGCGATAGGCGGTCCCGAAATCGGTAGTAATCAGGGCCTGCATCGGCTTTTCGTCGCCGGTGCGCTCCAGCGTTGAATAGGCCTGTTTGTAGCGTTGCAGCAGGCTATCCCAGCTCTGATAGGCGGCGGCGGGACCGGTCAGCCAGTACGAGGCCAGGGTGCTGATCGGGGCAGCGCCGGTGATGGTCCGGTCAGCGGCGATGCTCTGGCCATCGGCCAGCCACACCCCGGCGGAGTTCAGTTCCGGCTTGTGCTTGGCGTCTATCGTGGATCCGCAGACGGTGCACACCAGACAGGCATGACCGTCGATGATGCTGAACGCTTCCGGGCTGGGGGCGCTGGTGAAAAATTCGTGGCAGTGCGGGCAAGGCCAGTACCAGCGATGCCGGTCGCCCTGGTTGTACAGGGCGAAAATGCCGCCACAGGGCGGGCCTTCGTGGGCGTTGCTCGGCTGCCATTTGGCGTCGGTCAGCACTTTGCCGGGGCTGGATTCGACCAACACGCGCCCGGAACTCATGAACGTTTGGGTGCGCTTGCGTGACGGCGTGAACACGTCGCCCTCGCGGCCCACATCGTCGGGATAGCGGTCGTAATCGGTCAGCGCGACGTAGCGAAAATCGAAACTGGAGAGCTGCGTGATGGAGGGCCAGCCAATGGTCAGGTTCATGCCTGACCGGTAACGCTTGGCGTAGACGTTGTCATCATTAGCGTAGGGCGACAGGCGCTCGCGCAGGGCCGGGGAGAGTCGGTTGAGGCTTTCAATGCGGGTCCGGCTGTAGTGCTGGGCAGTGGCCTGGGTCATGTGGATGATGTGGAAATCACCGGGATCGCAGGTGGCCGTGTAGTACAGGAAACCTTCCACCAGGGCGGCGCTTTTGCCGCTGCGCGAGGGGCCGACGAAAACCACGCCTTCCAGTTGCCGGTTGGTCAGGGCGTTCATCGGCGCGACCATGTAGGGCGTCCGGCTGCGCTTCCAGACTTCGTTGCTGCCGTAGACCACCATACCGTTTTCCACGGCATCAGCGACGGGAATCCGCCGGGGTGGGCGCAGGATTTCCGCCGCGCCGAGGGTGATGCCGGTACAGGAGGCGGGGTTAGCCATCGGCGGCGGCCAGGGCGGCTTGCAGGTTGGCGTAGAGGGTTTCGCGCATGGCGTCTACGGCGTGTTGAGCGGCGGTCACGGCGCTGGCCGGCAGCCCGCAGTCCCGTTCCAGGGCATCAGGCAGGGCGTCGAGGCTTTGCGCCAGGACCTTGAACGCTTCGCTGATGACCCGCTCAATATCGGCGGCGGGGATCATCTTGCGGATGTCTTCAGCGAGTTTGATTTTTTCGCGCTGCGCCCGGTAGTAGTCGAGGGCGTCTTTCGGCTCCATGTCGTTGGGGTTTTTCTTGGCGGATTCGTCCTTGAGTTGCAGCGCGTCGCGGATATGCCAGACCCGAACGCCGTTGTGGATCGTGGACGGGAGCTTTTCCAACAGTTGGGCGGCCTTGCGCCGGTCTACGCCGAGCACGTCGCTGTAGCGGGTGGCCGTCCAAAGTAGGGCATCAATCGGGGTAGGTGCTGGGGTGGTCATGGCGTTATCTATCTGTGTTTGCTAGGAAAACTGAAAAAGTCTGAAACGCCGCGCCTCGCGCGACGACC